ATGTATGTCCACGCACCCTTTGACCTTACTACGTTGTATGTACCTCTTCCTGATTTTTTATCCCTCCTTGTAAACGACATTCCATTTCATTCCATTCGCATCACGTCATTACCAGACCCGTTTAACCGTCAAAAAGTTATTGGTTATGCTCTTTCCGTTCGTCATATCTTGTATGAAGATTTAGGTTTCCTAGGACAAGGTTCGCTGACTGTAGACGTTCCCTCTTCTGATAGCTCCCGTATACCCATTGATCCTCTTGTCTTCCTAACTGAACATTTCCACTCTGTCCTATCACGATATCATTCCTTCCTGAGAACTAGACTTACATTTCTGCTCGAATACCAAGATGCCGAGATTGACCGCCATGCATTCGTGTTCTTACCCGGACTTCGTGCTATGCTTGATCGCCATTCTGTCACAATACCTCCATCTGCCATTCCGCATATTAGACTTGATGTTGACAGCACAGTTACCGTTCACGATGCAATGACCACTTTCGCAAGCACGACCCTTATGCATCTGTGTCAATCTAAATTCTCGCCAAATGGTGCACTAGCAGTACCAAGACGTACAAGACTGATTAACTGTGCCTTAAGTGACCTGTCCCCTCATATCGCTGGAAAATTCGTCTCATACCTTGTCAAGTTTCTCCCTATTAATGATAAGTGGCTTCTTCCCGCTATCGTATCGTCTTCAGATCAAGTATGTGGTTTTCACCCTCGTCATAACATTCCTTGGCCTCATTACTTCATTTTTCCTGATGACCGCTCCTTGATGTTCCGTCAAGCATACCTCATTCACCAAACCTCTCTCCATTGTTCCGCCACCACACAAGCGATCAGAGGACCTCGTAAAGTGGAAATTCTACAAGTCAATCGCTCTCTTCCCTTATCTTTGTGCCAACTCTCAGTTTTGTGCCAAATTCCTGTTGCCAAAATAGATTTAACTGTTCGTGATGTCCCTGGTTATAAAGCTGTTGTTGAACGCGTTTGGTCAGATCTAAAATGGAAACTGTCATCCGCAGGCACGTACCACTATTTCCGTGAAATCAATTGGAACCAGTGTAGCTATCTTGAAATTGGTAACACCGAGGATCCTCCCCTTTCATCCATCGCGTCGTATTCTCTTCCTGATCTCTCCGAATCTGTGACTCGTAACGTTCTAGCCCGTTCTTCTGGAATTAGTTTAACAGCCGAGATCACTCCGATAAACGTAAGCGCAGCAGCTCTTTTTGGTCAATACAAGCCTCTTCAATTGCAGCCTCCCACTATGGATGTCAGTCAAGTCTTCTCCTTCCTTGATCTCGGACCCGTCTTATCCTCTCGTGACCAAGAACGTCAACCCGTTGTTCTTAATTCTGTTCTGTCTTTTGCTGATTTTACGACTATTCCTACTCCTGGCAGCATTATGGTCGAACCTTCATCAGTGAGTTCCGCACCTCTCTATCCGTATGATCTTGCCGACATGACGCCCCTTGGAAAAGCTGCATTTGTCGCTCTCGCCGATTCTGTTGGTTCCCGATATCGTATTGTACCTCTTCCGGGCACATCAGATTCTCAACTTATGGTAGATACTAGGGATCTTCTCTCTCTATTTGAATCTGTTGCTACTCTCGATGGACGTTGCGTCCTTTCTATGTCCCACTACTGTTTACTTAATTTCGTTGCTCTCCATACTCGGTTTCAACAAGGCACCATGTCTATGCGCCTTTCTTCAGTTCGTAAATGTTTGATTGATGTACCTTGTTCCACACAAATTGAACACGTGATTAAGTCAGTCGCCTTAGATGAAGCGCTTCATCCTTCCTTGACGTCGGATGCTGTACGTGCCGGTGGAGCTGTTCTGTCTGGTTGGGTATTATATTGGATTGATATGACCGCAGCGGCTCAGGCTTCACGGATTGGAGAAATTGGTGCCGTCATTGAACGTATTGTCAGTCATTGTGATGGATTTGTTATCATGGCTTCTTTCGTATCCGACGCTCTGCTTTCTGTGTTTATTCGTGTTCTTCCTCCTACATATAGTTTGCACATTTTCCGACCGTATGGCGCCCATTCTCCCCACTGTGCTACTTTTGTTGGCGCGGCTCATGCTCGTCCCATCGTTGATGCTCCTCGTGTTAGACCAGGTACATCTGATTTCTTCAGCTTCCATATCTGTGTTCGAATTCCTCCGATGTCTGCCCATGCTGAGGGAGCTACCTTACCGAAGATTCTGTCCCTTCGTGCAATGGCAACTATGATACCTACTGCGTTCACGTTTTCTTGTCCCGGCAACGTCGCGCGTGATCTCGTTCAAATAGGAGCTGGCTTTTCTTCTAGCGGACATGTTGTGAAGTGGCTTTCTAACCACGGCACTGAATATTGGAGTGGCGTCTTTCCTCAGACCCCTTTAAGAGCCCTCGCTTCCTCGACATATGCCGGTGGAGTTTCAGCGCATATCCCTGTTCTTCCACACATTGCACTTAGTCAAGCTGCCCCAGTTGATCTTCAAGGTCGGTATAGATGTATTGATGGATATAAGTATATTTACACTGTTCTACCCTTCTTTGTTGAGGATGTTTTGCAAAGTCGGCCCTCCCCTCGTGTTGTTGTAGATGTTGGTGGTCGTGATGGAAGATGGAGAGCGATGTTTCCCAACGCCAGATATTACATTGTTGATCCTGAGCCGTGTCCCCCAGAAGCGTGCATTTACCAACTTCGTGACCATGACGGCCAGCCTCTCAAATGGGACTTTTCCAATTCGGTCGATTTTTATCATCGTTACATTAAGCCAGTCGTCGCTCCCGCTCCTGAACCTGATGATGATGTTCTATGTCTATTTTCTCATGTCTTTCCTGCGGCTTTACCGGATTCTGGCGCGATATTAGCTGCTATGCGTTCCGTTGCTGCGATGCCTTGTAACCGACTCATCATCGGGAACGCTCCTTCATACACCGAGAGAGAGTACCTTGCATGTCTGACCCCTCCTTCTGTCTCACGAGATCTAATCTTCTCTGGTTCCAAAGTTCTTACTAATGTGTACCCCAGTCCTCCGACTTCTCCCGCACTGTACCAAGTATTCGACGCGTTTCCAGACGGCAGTACTTATACCATTTCGGCAGCCGACGCTTTAGTGGTAGGTCGCAGGTTTGGATGTGTTCCTACTCCCTCCGCTGTTTCTATCCTAGATATACTATGTGATCTAACATATGTCATTTGGGTTGATGCGTAG